TTTTTGTTCAGGAGCAATAAATTGGTCCATGTTTAAAGTGTCCATGTGTTTAAATTTTGTCTGAATAATTAATTTTTAATTTTCTGTTTCCGTTTAGATATTGTTCTGTTTTCATTTTCAACCAATTGTCGCCGTATTCCTCGAGTTGCTTCTCGAGTTCTAAAACGGCTTTTTGTTGAAAATAGTACCCTATTTGTTCTTTTTCTTCGGGAGTGTATAACTTTTCTTTAAAATAACGTGGCATAGGTGCCTTTTTACCGTCTTTTAAAGGAATGTACACCCTTTCTGATGGGATTGCTTTATGCCATGCTATCATGGCTTCTGTTAAATAATTATTGCCTAATTTTTTTGACATTAAAGAAAATTCTTTCTGTCTATCATCGTTTTTATGCATTGGTATCTGAGAAGCTTTGGAAATATATTTTAATGTGTATCCTATTGAAGCCTCTGAAACCTCGCCAATGTGTATGTTTCCGATAGATTTGTTATTTAATGCCCATGCTCTGTTAACATACTCCGCGTTCGCGTTGAATAAAACTATATGGTAGTGGGGTCTTTTTGTTTTTCCCCCGTATTCCCCACAAGCGTAATATTTTATCGATTTGGCATCTGATACATTTTCGTGGCATTTTCTTAGTCTTTTAAAGAATTTTTGTAAATCGGTTTTAGAAAGATTCATAAAACCATTTTTTGTTATTGGTACATATTGCGTGTCGTAAGTAAGAGTAACAAAGAGAGCAGAGTTCGACCTCTCGCCCTCTTTGACTAATCTTATACTCCATGCTGATGTTCTCCTTCTCTTACAGTTTAGGCACTTGCTACAAGGGACAAGATGTCCGCCGTTTTCTTCTGTAAGTTTAAAAGGATTCATGCAATGAGTCGACATTAAATAGTTGGTGTACCAAATTTCGGCATTGGTCGTAATGCGTGGATTTTGTTGTATACATGGCAATATAATGGGTCAGTACCATCTTCTACGGCAAATATGCGTGTTGTTGAAGTAGGATTGCATTCTACAAATTCTTTATTGAGATTTGGTTGATTTGTAAATATTCTACCTAAATGCCAGTAGTCTAAAGTTGTTCTGAAATCACCTGCTACTCGTGAAGGCATGTACTTGTATTCTGCGTATCGTGGTACATATCCAAATGTTTGAGTTCCTGATGGTGTATATGCAAATAATTCTTGGTTTTGCACTTCTTGCTCACCAATATTTGCAAATGTTGGCCAAAAGTAGTCTAATGTATCATTCTTAAGGAATGTACGTGGGATGCCTTGTTGGTATGCTGTTGTAGGCATTACAGACATAATTCCGATAATGTATCCATGTTCTTCACAGTAGTATGAACCCGATTTTCCTGTAGACACTGAAATTCCGTGTCCTGCCATGTTACCTTGTGGTAATCCTGTAGTCTGTCCGGTTGTGTTTAGTACTTCTGAAACAATTACGGGTGTTTTAACTCCGGTAATGTATTCAGGGCGTTGTAATCTTGCGTCTGAAGATTTTACTCCAAAATGAGATAAAATACTTTCTACATAACGAGTTCCACCTCTTGCGTTCTTTTCTAACCATTCTTGTAAACGATATGCACGTCTTAAATCGTTAATAGTTGTATTTGCTACTGATACACCACTTGTGTTTGCGAATAATTCGCCGGCGTTAGCATCTCCGGTTATTCCTGAACCTACTACTATATTATTTGGAGTTCCAGTTAAAGTTGTTCCACTTGGACTATTAACATAAACGGGAGCATCTCCATTAAGTTGTCCTAAAGGTATATCTACTGCTGCACCTTTTTGTGCAAATGGTAATGCACTTGTAAAATAGTCGTGTTCCCATGCTCTTTTACGTAATGTTGTTAATTCTCGAACTCTTTCATCTGTTGTACGGTTATTACCATCTACTAATTTATAGTTAATTGGTGGAATTAAATTTTGGTCTCGATAATATTCGTTATATATACATTGATATGCAGCAAATGGTAAAGCCGAAACTGAAGTTGTGTTATGATTATTTGGTGGTGGTGGAACTCCCAAATAATCTGCAGTTTTAGCTGCTGTTCCAAATCTGTGTGCCCATTGTGACTCAAATGTTGGTGAGTCTAAAGTTGGTGCTACTATTCCACTATTTGCATCTGTTATAAATTTTTCCCAATTTGACCATAATATACGATTAGGTACAAAGAAATAGTGCATTGATACGTCCATGCGATGCATTACGGGGGCTGTCATTGGAGCAAATCTTAATAGGCTTTCGCATCCTAAATTAAATTTGTCACCCGGCACACATTCTAAAGTAAGAATTGGAGTTAAGTTACCCATTTGTGCAGTTAGTTTCACGTCGTGTGATAAATCGAAACTGTTTTTTTTGGGTTTTTTGAGTTGGATTGAAGTGAAGATGTTTTTTTTCATTTTCGTTTTGTTTTTGTGA